TTTGACGAGGATAAGCAGATATGGTTGGTGCGAAAAGATAAGAATGGAGAGAATTTGATTGGAGCTATGAATCGACTTCAGAGTGATGCTGCTAGTGGAAGAGGAAGAGCAGTCGTGTTTTCCTGTTATGGGAAGGACGAACTAGTGAAGAAGAAGAAGATTTATGGTGACAAGGCAAAGACGCGAGTATTTATGAGTGCGCCATTTCCATATGTATTGTCTCATCGAAGATATTTTCTCTCAGCATTTGAGCGCATACAAGAAATTTTTCGAGATATTCCAATTAAGATCGGAATTAATGCAAAAGGTAGAGATTGGGATGAAATGTATCACGACATGTCTAGAATCAGTTCATACGGATTTGATACCGATTGTGCTAACTGGGATGCGAATATTAACCCCATTTGGCAATCGGAGATGACTGACAACTTTTGGAACTTGATGTTCCAGAAATTAGACCCGCACTGGACGCCTAAAGATGATACTATCAGAAGATCTTTGCACGCTGCCCTCGAAAAACCCGTCGTTATTACTGGAACTAGAATCTACCAACTGCCAGGAGGTCAGGTGTCGGGACAACCAGGAACTGCCATTGAGAACTCAATCATCAATTGGGCCTTGAGCTATATCGTGTGGAGACGATTGGCGATGAGGAATAACAAGGACTGCTATGATTTCGCTTCGTTTAGAGAGAAGGTTGGATTAGCTGTTTATGGAGACGATATGATCTGTTCAGTAGATGTTAATGAACTGCCGTGGTATAATCGAGTCTCGTACATGGAAGAGGCCGCCACATTGGGATTTGACGTAACAGACGCTCTTAAAACAGGAGAGATTGAGAAGTGGAATCATTTGCAGGATTTGAGTTTCTTGAAGCGCACGTTTCGAGAAGAAGGAGGATGGATTGTCGGACCCCTTGACTTGCATTCGATCATTAAATCCATCTGTTGGTCGAGATTCGAGTCGCGTTCCTATGAAATAACACCAACATTGGTCCAAGGTGAAGAAGTGAAGTGGCCCACAATGGTAGGAAGTAAACTGTTGGAGGATGGAGTTAATGAAGCTATGGCTGAATTGTCCTTGCATGGAGAGGAAATCTACGACGAAATTGCTGAGGTTGTCTACCCACAAGCCCGACGACTCGGAATAAAAATAAAGTCTAGCTGGATCGCTGAAATTGACAAACTGGGTTTACCGATTGTAACCCCGCTCACCCCTGCGCATGGGGATCGAGAAGTTGACAGCGATCCAGACCTTTGCACCTAGACGAAGCTCTGCCATCTGGTACAAGTGTAAATAAGTCTGTAAAGATATACTGCTTAGTGAAGATACAGCGCTCACAACATTTATTTATCAATAAACATTCTAAGCAAATTAAAGTTATTTTTCAAACTTTTAAGTGAAATCCTAAAGAGCGCTAGGATTATTATGCAATTTTACGACGATACGGAATTCATCATCCTCATCCTCGCCCCATTCTATTCATCATACCACCCCCTGTCCCAACTCAGACACAAGATCGCCCTCAGATATATTCTCTGGAACGCTCTCTGTACAGACACAGCAGTCCCACAAGTTGAATTTCTTGCTAGCCAGGTTTACTGCGAGAACTGTCTTCGAGGTCGTGGGTGTGAAGATAGTGAGAAGCTACAATTTCAGCTTGGTAGTGAGATCATAACATTTAACTACACACATAAATTTTTGTGGCACAACCACGAGAAGAGAACTAATTGGATTAAAGACAGGTTCAGAAATCCAGTGTTGGGCACTTCATTCCAAAATACAGTAAACACACTATTGGAAAGGTTTAATCAGTTTGACGCACGTCATCTCTTCGGCTTTTTCCGATTTATTGAGCATCATGAGCGACATTAATCTCACAGAGGGGATCAAAGGAGACATGCATGGAGGCGGCGATTCCTCAGCCGGAGGAGCCCTCCTAGCAAATTCCCTTCCTGATCAGATTATGCCCGACATGAAACACATAGCAAACAAAGAAACACTATCAGGATTTTATAACACACACACGCTGGTCAAAGGCACATTTCCCTGGACTACTTCAGATCCAGTTGGTAAAATTCTATTTTCTTTCGCAAACCACCCAATGGAATGTAATTGGTTGGTTGATTATGTCCAGAAACTTTTTGTTGGCTGGGCTGGGCACATGAACATCGATGTGCGTATTCTCGGAACTGCATTCATGGGAGGTTCGCTTGCGTTCGTCCTTGTCCCACCTACTTATACACGCGCCCAAGCTTTGGCTATGAGTAGAGAAGACGTTTCAGTTTTCGATTATGTAGAAGTCGATCCGAAAGATATTTCCACCATGAATTTTGCCATGAAAGACTTTCGACCAGAACACTTTCACTACGAACAATATAATGACACAAATCCCAGATCCTTTGGAGGATGGATTATCTGCATGGTGTGGGGTAAACTCAACATTTCTCCCAATGTTGATGGTGCATCTCTTGACATTTTGGTGCGCACCCAGGGCAGTTATACCTTCCGCCAACCCCGTCCCCTACAAATTGGTGGTGTTTCAGTTGACACATCCTTCCCCAATTTCACATCCACTCCCCTCCATGAACAACTTGGCTGCGATAATACATTGAAGACGAGCGTTACTGAACTCTATCAGGCCCCCATTGCGTGGACAGAAGTCACGAATGGATTTATGTACGCTCTTAATCCAACAAAATTGAATCAGACTGGCATTCAAAAATATGTCAAGCCAGCTGAACCCGGTTTTCTCAATAAAATTCAAGCTAATCACCCAGAAGGCTTTGAATCGTATATTAGACAAATCCAAGTCACCGATACGCGACCTCGACGATCGTGGTTTTTCCAACGCCATGGTGTTCAGGAGCTTGATTCCCTGAACATGATTGCACCTATCGCTGACTCTCCAAATTCTTTTCTCAATTTGACATTGCGA